GGTTGCGGCTACCCGATGTGTTTTCGCCTTATGACCGTGTGCGCGAACCTATACCCGACGACCTCCGAGTTTATAAGCCAGCAACTGACAGATTGCCGCGTCTCTCGGACGGTCGCCGGGTATCTTTCACCCTGGACACCCGGGTAAAAGTCAAACGAGGACCCTTAACCAACATCAGATTCACAAATCCGGACTTGACACCCATCTGCCATAGGCGTAAGAAACGTCGTGAGAGCCTCTTTGCCTTGAGAAAAGCAGGAAAGGGTAGGTCAATCCGCACCCCCAAAAAAAGAAACGCTTACAGCGACGTGAGGTGCTAAGAATGGGATTCTCATTAGGCGGTATCGGCAAAGGTATCTCGAAAGGCCTCGGCGGGATCGGCGGAGCCGGTGGGCAACTCGCCGGCGGTTTCGGCGGTTTCCTCGAGGGCTTCGGTGATCAAACAATCCAAGGCGCCAAAAACTTCGGAGACTATTACACTCAAGGTGACTTCCACGACCAATATTCCGCACAAAAGGAGTTCGCTCAATATGGGCTACGATGGAAAGCGGAAGATGCCAGGAGAGCCGGCCTCCACCCGCTGGCGGCGCTTGGCTCGCAAACGCAAAGCTTCTCTCCAATATCAGTTGGAAATCCACTTTCCGGAGTGCTGGACGCTGCAAATTCCGGAGCAAACCTCTACAACACTTTCAAGGGACTCACAGCCGAAGAAGATTACATGCAACTCCTGAACATCGCTCAAGCCAAAGAAAAATTGAAACAAATGAAGCTTGAGTCTCAGGGCATGGAAAATCAACTTCAACAGCAACAGAACACTCCAAACGTCAACTACGGTTCAACGATCGACGAGCAGTTCGGAGTAGTCGGCACCGGCCGGGCCCAGGCCGTCAACCCTCAAACCGGGCAACCAATTCCAATCACCGGTTACAAATTCAAAGAAAACGAAATTCCCTACTCTTCCCAAATCGGCCTCGAAGCTGGCGTGACTCCAATGGAGCGATACGCGATCGACGTCGATGGCAATATGCACCGTGTGCCCTCTTCTGAGCTCGAAGAAACTATGGAATCAGACGCCTTCACCCAACTAAAATACGCTGCGATGCGCGGCTCACGTTGGGCAAAAAATCTCTATGGCTACTTCCAATCAGGCGATGGTGCACGCGAGTATCGCAAATGGCTATACGACAACCGACCCCCTGATCCAGACCCCGAACATGAATTCCGATATGATCCCTATTGGGACTCCTGGAAACTCGTTAGAAAACTAGGACCCGATCAAAGCTACTTGTATCATTCCGGAGGCGGAGAATCAGATCGTTACAACTACGCCCCGGGTCATTACGTGGACTAATCCACGGGAAAGGAGGTATAATGCGCTACAGACGGCGACGTGGCTATGGTAGGCGCCGGCGCGGTTTCCGGCGTCGTGGTGGAATCTTCAGACGCAGGATCGGACGACGCATGTGAAATGTCTAAAGCCGTACGTGAGGCGGCCAACTGGTATCACCGAGGCGGAGTTTTATCTGTCAAGTGAGGCAAAGAACGCGATTACACCTTTTCCATGCGGTCAATGCCTCATTTGCCGGATAAAGAAAAAAATGGAATGGTCCAACCGAATAATGCTTGAGAGAGATATGCACGAATTTTCATCGTTCGTGACTCTTACGTATGACGAAGCATTTCTGCCTCCTGGCGGAAACCTCGTCCCAAAACATTTACAGGACTTCCTCAAGCGTTTACGGAAAAATCTAGAGCCAAGACAAATCCGTTTCTTCGCTGTTGGGGAATACGGAGAAAACACCTGGAGACCTCATTACCACCTCGCTATCTTTGGCCTAAGTGTGACCGAATCTGACATTGTGAAAAAGTCTTGGCGACAAGGATTCGTGTCTCTATTCGAATTAAACAAACAAACGTCCCGTTATATTTCGGGCTATATGGTGAAAGGAAAAACTGGAAAAGATAATCCAGCCCTAGAAGGTAGACATCCCGAATTCATGCGGTGCTCTCGGATGAATGGCGGGATCGGCCTTCCAAAAATCAAGCTCCTAGCTGAGAAACTAAGCTCGTTCGAGAATCTGAGAAAAGAGCCTGTTTCCTCTTTACGTCGAGGTAAGACCCGCTTTGCATTGGGGCGCTACCTCACTCAAAAGGTGCAGGAACACGCAGGAATCCCCAAAGAAATTTATCAAGAAAGATTCCAGCAACATCAGAAGGTCCTCTACGAGGTATGTTCCAAACTAGTCAACACGACTTACTACGATGCTATCCTTGAAATCGACAAGGATGAAAACAACGCAATTATTCACAACACCAAAAACTTTACCAGGAGGCGCACACTATGAAACGCGGTAAATTCAATCTCTCTCATTACAAGCTCTGCACGGCCGACACCGGAAAGCTCGTACCTCTCGCCTGGTATGAAGCGCTTCCAGGTGACTCTATTCAGCAACGGACATCTCTCATGGTTCGAGTATCTCCACTTCTCGCACCTGTCATGCACCCGCTGCGGATCCGGATTCATCATTGGTTCGTCCCGAATCGTCTTATCTGGTCCGATTTCGAAAACTTTATTACAGGAGGAAAAGATGGCAAGTTTGTTGCGGCTCCCCCTCATTTCAAGCTCGCTTCCGTCCTCGAGGGCTCGCTGCATGATCATTTCGGTGTCCCGCCCGGTGCTTATCCTGTGTCTAATATTGAGTTTTCTGCTCTGCCAGTGCGTGCGTACAACCTCATCTACAACGAGCACTACAGGGACCAGGACATATGTGCCGAAAGGGTCGTCTCCACGGCCTCCGGCCTCGATACGACCACCGATCAAACGGACGCCCGTATATCCTGGGAAAAAGATTACTTCACAACTGCTCGACCCTGGCCACAGAAAGGCGACGAGGTTACTATTCCCCTCGGAGACAAGGCACCCATCACCGGCATTGCAAAACTTAACAATGTCTTTGACGGTTCAACCCAGAACGGTCTTAGGGAATCAGGTGGCAATCTCGTAAACTATGGCGCTAACGAAAACATACTTATGGGGACCGGTGGAGATGGGAACAAATTCATCGCTCAAGAGGATCCAAATAACCCAGGCTTTCCTAACTTCTACGCGGATCTGTCTGAGGCTACTGGGATTAGCATTTCTGATCTTCGGCTCGCTTTGGCTATACAGCGCTATCAAGAAGCACGAGCCGCTTATGGCAGCCGCTATGTTGAGTATCTTCGGTATCTGGGTGTACGTTCTTCCGACGCTCGCCTACAAAATCCTGAGTACCTTGGTGGTGGGCGGCAGGTCATTCAATTTTCCGAAGTCCTCCAAACCGCTCCCGGACAAGACTCGGTGGTGGGAGAACTTAAAGGGCATGGAGTAGCAGCTATGCGCACCATGCGTTTCCGACGGTACTTCGAAGAGCACGGAATCGTTATGACGCTTATGTCTGTCGTTCCAAAATCAATATACATGCAAGGCATGAAAAAGGCATTTAACCGTGCAACCAAAGAAGACTATTTCCAGAAAGAACTTCAATTCATCGGAGACCAAACAATCTCCAACCGAGAGATCCAGGCAACGCATACTGACCCCACGGGAACCTTTGGCTATCAGAACCGGTATGACGAGTATCGGAGCCATCCTTCCTGGATTGCTGGCGAGTTTCGCTCCATCCTCAACCATTGGCACTACGGACGAGAATTCTCCGGAGACGTTGCCTTAAACGAAAGTTTCCTCTCTGCCGTACCTACGGATCGTGTCTATGCTTCAACCGATACGGATCCCCTTTACATTATGTGCAATCACTCTATCCAGGCACGGCGTATGGTTCATCCTAATCCCACTCCCAGGACTTTCTAGTCCAGAAAGAAGGTTTTAACATGGAAAAAAGCTACCAAGTCGAAGCACAAAGCCACAGCGACCGCGTAAACCGATTGGGCTCACGCGGTGAAGAGCTGGTCAATTCAACGCCTCTTTTCGTCGCGTTACCAGGAGAGGTCCCAACACTCCAACAGCAAATTGCAAGGGTGCTTCGAACTGAGTTTGCAAAACAAGCTGAGGCAAAAGGATTTGAGACCTACGAAGAGGCGAACGACTTCGACGTAAAGGACGATTTCGACGTCGATGAACCGGTCTCAAAATACCAGGATCTCCAAGAAGAATACCTGGACGACAATCCTCATCTTCGCAAGCGATTGGGTAAAAAAGTACCCAAAATTGAAAAAAAGACCCAAACGCCTGAAATTAAACAAGAAACCCCTAAAGCCTCCGAAGAGGCAGGAAGCTAGCATATAATATACTTGATTATTATATGCTAACTGACACCAAACATGCGCTCACGAAATAAGCTGAAAACCTCGGGAATCTCATCTCCG